CCGTTTATCACTATTGTTACATTACCGCTTGCTTCGTTATTAATTGTTGATGAAGTAACAGCAGAACCACCAGCGAGTGTAAAGTTGGTAATAGTTGGAGGAGAGTCAATAGGTTTCCAGTTGGCGCCGTCATAATACTCCATCAAGTTTGTTGTGGTATTAAATCTTAATTTACCTTTATCTGCTGAACCTGAAGCTACTCTTTCTCCAGTAGAACCAGTAGTAATTAATTCACTATCTGTTCCAGTAAATTTTTTATTTTTACCTGTAAAATCTCTTAAATCTGACATATTATTATTTATCCTCTATAATTCTATAGTACCGTTACTAGTTTCCAACCATTAGTTGAACCACTATAAACTAATTGTATACCTGCGTTTTCTGTTGACACTACTAAATCCTCAGTTAGACCCATAATTTTTAAACTATTTCTACCTATTGTTAAGTTGTTAGTGTCAAAAGTGCCTGCTAAATCAACAAGTGATACTTGGTCACCTGTTTGTGGCGAAGCAGGTAATGTAATTGTTTTTGCACCACCTGAAGTATCTACAAAATATCTGTCATTTGCAGCTATTGTAATATTTGATGATGTTGAAGTCCAAGGATTACCTCCACCTAAACCTGTCCATGCTGAACCATTATATCCTTCCCATGTCACTAGAGTTGAGTTATATCTTAAACCACCTGTTTTTAAATTACTACCTGTAGGTCTTTCAGCTGTTGTACCAGTAGGTGGCACTAAATGACCTGTACCCATTTTATCTCTTTGTGTATAACCTACAATAGCTCTTTCTGTTGGAACTGCCGAGTTACTATCATTTGATAATGTTTCGTCTGTACTAAATTCGTTAATTGTTGCACCTAACTCAGCACCAATAGAACCAAGTTGTAATTGTGATAGACCTGAAAGGTCAAATGCGTCTGCGTTTAGTGTTGCAACACCTGTTGATTGTTCAATTCTAAATAAATCACCAACTCTAAAGTCACCTTTTTGGTCAGTAGATGAGAAGTAAACACGACCACCATTTGTTTCTGTAATTTCTCTTTCTTGATTAGGAGGTTGACTTTCAACACCAGGATAATTACTTGTTGTAAAGTCACCAGTACCAATGTTTAAGAAGTCATGTCCAGTTAAACGAACATTTGAAAAACCTGTTGTAATAGAACCAGCTTCATTGTCTGCTATTGCTCTAGCAGTTGTTACACTTTCTGTTAATCTGATAAGTGCTGTTTCATTGGTTGTATTTGTTTCTGATACTGCTGAAACTCTGTAATACTTAGCAGTGTCACCAGCAAAGACAACATTTGAACCTACTGTAATAGCAGTTGCTGAATCTAATGCTGAACCATCTACTCTAATTAATGGTCCTTCTTGACCTGTTTGAGCAGCTGTACTATCACCAAATGTAGCTTCTAGTGTTAATTTATAAGTTGAACTGTCATCTTTTGTTACTGTACAAACTTCACCTTGTGTAAAGTTACCACTTCTACTTTCGATATGTATGTGGTCTAACGATATATTAATTCTTGAAATTGTAGCAGTTGCACCTGAAGTATCACCTACAATAGCCGCAGCTGTTGGTGTTCCTGAAGTTGAAACTGTGTCTGCAACATCACTTTCTGTAGCAGCGCCAATAAATCCAGCAGTTGCATATTTTAACATCTCTCCACGAGCGGTAACAGCAACTGCTGTTTCTGAAGCTAATGTTCCGTCTGCCTCTGCACCATATTCACCATAACCAGATGAACAGTTTAATCCTCTAATAAATCCGCCTGAAGTACAATAAAATGATTTATCACAATAATAAGTAAAGACTGAAACCATCTCACCACGACCACCACCTAATGCATGAACACCACGGCCGTCTGAGTTAATTTGTGTATAGTCATTACATAAAATTGATTTGTTACCTGCACTATGTAAAAGTCCATCAATCTGAACACCTGTTGCGCCTGCATTTACAGATGAACAGTTTTGAATATAAGGCGAAGCAGTTGTAATTGAACCACTAGGGTCTAATGAAACAACAGCAGCCTTAGTAGTTGCACCTGCACCTGGCGTTCCTGTTAAACCTTTCATTGACATTTGTACTAGGTTTGTTTGGTTATTACATAAGAACATATTAGAAGCGTTATTATTTTCTAATGAAGCAACTGTTAAAACTAAATCTACCGATGGATTACCAATAGTTGATTTTAGTAATGTAATTGTATTACCTACAACAAAACCTGTACCACCGTGATAAATTGTAACAGACGAAACTGTAGCGCCTGAAACTACGACATTTGCAACGAATGAAGAAGCTATACCATTTCCATTGGTAGTATAACCATGAACATAATTGTAAGTGCCGTTAGTAGCGTTGGTTGGATTTGTTGCTATAGAAACTGTTTTTACCTGATGTCCTGTACCTGTGTTAGGTCTAATTTCTGTTCCTCTTAAACTTTCACCTTGTACTGTAACACCAGCAGGAACTCTAATAGGTAAAGTTTCTCTGTAAACACCATTTTTGATATAAACAACATCACCAATCGAAGCAGATACAACTGTAATTGTAATTGATGAAGCGCCGGCTAATTGTGAACCTGCATTTGAAAATGTAATAACATCACCAGCTGCGTGACCTGAACCACCACTTGTAATAGTAACTGTTGGCGTTGATGAACCATCTACAATAACTCTAGCCGTTGTTCCTGTTCCTGAACCATCTGTACTTGTTTGTGTAATATCATAAGTGCCTGGAGTACCGCCAGTACCACCTGTAATTGTATTAAAGTCTACGACATCTCCTGAAGTAGCTTGAGATAGAGCGTAATAAACTGTTTTAAAAGGTAAATATTGTGTTCCTGGATTACTGTCTGAACCAGAGTTTGCGACATAGTAAACATTTTTACCTTCAGCGTCTGACCATTTAGGGTCTGTACCGTCTGTGGTCAAAACACTACCAGAAACTCCTATAGGAAGTCTAGCAGCACCTGAAGCACTTTGAACTAATAAATCACCTCTTGTTGATAGTACAGCAGTTTCAGAACCTTGAGCAACTAATTGCCATTTTGCACCATCTGTATCTGGTTGAACATTTTGAATTCTATCTTGTATTGCAAGATAAGTAGATGAAGTATATCTTACAACATCACCAATATTATAAACTGTGGAAGAACTATAACCACCTGATTGAAAATCAAAACCTTTTACTAATAAATCCCAATAAGATGAATTTACTGTACCATTTGTATTTGATGGATATTGATTGGTGGCATTTGCTTTTGAAACATATGAGTTACCACCATATTGTACAACATCTCCAGTTTTATAAGCTGTACCATGAGAGTATGTTCCTGTATTTTTATAACCTGTAGTAACAACATCCCAATATGAATTGTCTGTTGGTGTTTGACCTGAAGCTGGTGTTGCATTTACATAAACATATGTGTAACCACCATAAGTTACAACATCACCGTCTTGATAAGTTGTACTTGAACTATAACTATCTTCCCATTGTAATCCCTCAGTAAATACTTGCCAATTAGAACCTATGGCAAAATTATTCCCAGCAGTATATTGTAATATACATCTATAATGAAAAGCTCCATATTTTACTAAATCGTTTACTTTGTAAAAGACATTTCCTGCCCAATTACCTTTGAAGAAAAGACCCTCTGTGTGTAATTGATATTTACTTGCTGATAAATCTGTGTAGAAACCAGCGTCTGTAGATTGAGATGTGTGATTAGTTATAACAACATATGTATTACCGCCATATTTTACAATGTCGTCAATTAAATAGGCAGTAGATTGAGCCCAATCGCCACGCCATTTAAATTTTAATCTTCCTAGTACAAAATCTGCCATTTTTTTACCTTATTAATTCCATATATTTATACTACACCGACCAAGTTGTTGTTGCAACAATTGAATTTCCGTTATAATTTCCAAATTCACTATCTAATACATCATCTGGAAAGTTTGTTTCATCAATCGGCATTTTTTTGTTTTCCACTCTTACTAATTTACCATCACTATTTAATTTATAGTGATTTCTACCACCTTCAAATTTATATTGTTGATAGGTGTCAGTTGATTCGTTTTTATATTCTTTATCTATTGCTTGTACATATATCTCAGCATTATTATGAGGAGCTCTTGTAAAAGTCAATGTCGAACCAGATACAGAATAATCTGTAGTTGCTGTTTGTCTTGCTCTATCTACAAATACAGCTATTTGGTCTGCTTCTCTACCTGTATCTGATAGTGTAAAAGTTTTAGTTGAAGCGTCACCTGAAAAAGTTTGATTTTTACCAGAGATGTATTGTTCTTCTACTGCGACATAATCAGCGTCACTTGTTAATTCTGTTGTACCACCGTCATTACTAAAAGTGCCTACATTTTTATCTCTTAATGTATAATATAATTTACCGTCTTGTGTTCTTCTAAGACCATGAAAGGTATCGCTGAATCTATTATTGCCTCTACCGTTTGTATTGACAACATGATTATTGGTAGACATTAACTAACCTCCAATACACTAGCAAAAGCCTCAACATCTATAGATGAACTGTCTGGATTAGGGTCTGCATAAACCCTTAAAATATCATTTGCCTCTAAATTTATAGGTTTATCTAATACCAAAGTATTATTTACATCTACCTCTAAACTTCTACCTACATGAAAAAAAGTAGAACCACCATCTGTAGTAACTTTTACATTTACATAAGCAACATTTGTAGCACTTTTATTTGAAATATATAATGCGTGAACAACTGCTTGTACACCTGAACCTGCTGTGTACATATTACCTGTTGCACCATCTACAAAATCAACATCTAATCCATAATTTTTAAAACTACTCGCCATTTATTATCCCCCGAATACTATGCCGTATGCTAAAGCGTCACCGTCCATTGCAACTGTACCTGATTGATTAGGTAATGTAATTGTTCTATCAGCAGTTGGTTCTGCAACTGTTAAAAAAGTTTCGTATGAGTTTGCTAAATTACCTTCAAAAACCAATTTTGCACCTTGGTCAAGTAATAAATCTACTGTTGTTGAGGCGCCGTTTGTCATAACATTAGCTAGTGTAACTGAACCTGCACCACCAACTTCAACAACTGAGTTATCAGTTTTTTTAGTATAGAATTTACCGTCTACAACATTCATTGCCAACTCACCGGTTGCTAATGAATTAGCTGCTGGTACGGCTAGTGCTGTTTCACTTCTTTTTGGTTTTATTACTGTAGCCATTATTTACAAGCTTTTTTAATTTGTTTTATAAGTTTATCTTTTGTATGTCTTTTATCTAACTCGATACCAATTTTTCTACCTAGTTTTTCTAATTCTTTTTTTGTTTTTTTATTTAGATTTTTTAAATCTATCTCATCTTCTTTTTTTAGAACTAATGGGTAATCTAAATTAAAAAGACTTTTAAATTTTTTCCATAAATTTTTCATATTAGAATGAACCTCCGTCTATAGTTGTTACGGTTACATCACCTGAAGAAACCGTGAAGTTGCCAGAATTAAATGAAGCAACACCAATATTTGATGTACTTGCTAACTCACCTGCAATTGTTAATTGATTACCTGAAGCTGAAGTATTGACACCCTCACCTGCGATAAATTCCATAATATTTCCTATTTCAACATTACCAGTTGAACTATCTTCTCCGCCAAATCTAAAGTTTTCAATCTTAGCACCATCTATACTACCTGCTAACATTGCATTTGTAATACCTAATGCTTTAACTCTTAATGCGTCTGCGTTTACTTCTACAGATGAACCGTCAACTGCAACATTTAAAGTATTGCCTGATTTAGTTAAAGCTGCGCCTGCTGTAATTTGACCTGCACCAGAGAATTGTGCTACATCTAAAGCAGTTGTACCAAAAGTAGGAGAACCGTTATGTGTAAATACATAACCATTATCTCCATTAGCAGTACCTTGTTCTACAAACACAAAAGAACCACCTGTTAATTCACTAGGTTGGTCTTCAGGAGTTGCTCTTGTTAAAATCCAATTTGATGAACCTGAACCAATATTTGTTACAACATAGATACCGTTTTGAGCGGCTGTTGATTGGTCTTTAACTAAAACTCTATCAGCTGCTACCATAGTTATACCATCAATTGATAATGCAGCTTGTGTACCAGAGTTTGTTAATGTTGCACCAACACCAGCAGTACCGTTTGAATAAGTCGCTGATAAGTTTGCTGTTGTACCAACTTTACAAGATGGTTTAGTATCTAAACCTTGTGCAACTTGGTCAACATAAGCTTTGTTTGCTAATGAGTCAGTTGTAAATCCTGCTCTATCTTCATAACCACTAGGAACTTTTACCGTACCTGTACCATGAGGAGAGAAAGTAATATCAGTATTACTAGCAGTTGTTGACATTGTTGAGCCATTGATTGTAATACTATCAACAACTAAAGAAGTTATACCTGCAATGTCAGTTGTAGATGAACCTAAAGTTAAAGTAGATGAACCTATAGTAGTTGACGGATTTGCTAAGTTAGCATTTGAAATAGCCGCACTACCTGATAAGTTTGAGTTTGTTAATGCTGTTGCTGTAACTGTTACTGTGTTGTCTGTTACAGTCTGAACTAAACCACCTGAACCTGCAAAGGTAAGTGTTTCAGCAGTATTGTATGTGTCTGTTCCTGTGTCACCTGCTAAATCAATAAACTGATTAACAGTTGAGAATGCTAAGTTACCACTACCATCTGTTTTAATAAATTGTCCTGCTGAACCGTCAGCAGTTGGTAATGTAAATGTAGTTGAGGCAGTTAAAGCATTTGCAGCTTTAAGACCTACAAAGTTTGTACCGTTGTTTGTACCCTCATTAATTTTAATAGTACCACCGGCAGAAGCGTTATTACCTACTATAATTTCATCTATTGCTTTGTTTGTATCTACAATTAAAGCTGAACTAGCTGTTAGTGTACCAGCAACATGGTCTAATATGTCAGTAAAATACTGACCGCCAATTACTGAAACATTATTTGCGTCACCGTTTCCGTCAACACCGCCCTCTCCAATAAATAATCTATCACCACTATTGGCTTGTGTACCTGTTCCATAAGTATAACCTAATTCACCAAGCTTCAGCGTACTTGGGGCTGTTGCCGCTGAACTTCTTTTTATCTGAATTACTGTTGCCATCTAAAACTCCTAAAATGCTCCTGCGTTTATAGTCAAAGTTCCAGTTGTAGTTACTATTTCATTTGTAGTTACAAACTTTGCGTCACTTGACCTAAATTGTAATATTGCTCCATCATTTAATGTAGTTGTATCAACATCACCGAGCAGTTTTAATTGAAGTGAACTATTTTGAGCAGCCTGAGCTGAGGGTAAGGATACTGATACCGTTTGTGGACCAGAAGC